TTTATCTTTTAATTGTAAATAATTGTAAATGATAGTAAATGATGTTTTTCTTATAAAATGACGGCAATTTGGACGGCAATTCTTATATTATAATTACTTCCTTTTATATTTCATTGTAGTATATTTTCTGCAAATAAAAAAGAGGGCGGTTTCCCGCCCATTAGTTTTCATTTTGCTTGACAAAAATAAAAAAATCATTGGTTTTGCCACAATCACTTCCTTTTTTCTTTATTTCCGTCAAGCAAATTACTATTCATACGTTTTTTTATCCAATCAGCTTATCTTACAGAACCATATTCTGAATGCCATCATTGCGCGATGTGTATTTTCTACATCATGGATTTTCCATCCTAAATAGATCTTCCATCTATAACCTGTATTCAAAATCCGCATGGAATTATATATTTTCCAGTATTTCAGATCACGCGTAACAAGTATATTTCTTTCAAATTCTCCCGCCTTATAGTCATCGATAACCACAACATCATCCGGATTGATTGTCGCTCCGAACAAAGTTAAAGCGAAACCGTAAGCACAATTTCTTGACAACCAAAATCCCCGGCAACAATATCGTTTTATTTTGTCAATTAGCGGCAACGGTGCAATGTTGATTGACCGTTTTATTATTCGTCCGTAGTCTGGATCATATCGCTTTTCTGTCCGGTAGTATTTATAGAAATTATACCGCATCCAGCTTGGAACATATTTTGTTACGCAGTCTTCGCTATCGCACGAATCATCAAAGGTCTGCCATTTTCTTAAGAATCCGTGCAATTCACCATTTTTATCGGCAAACAACACTACAATAGGATTTGTGATATAACAAATTATCATAATGAGTAATTGCAACGGCACATATAAAAACCACCTCATTCAATCACCTCTTTTATTTTTTATCAACTATATCCAAAGAGAAAAATAGGATCACCTCCGGGAGATTGCCGCTCCCACGGCTACCGCACTGATAATAATCCACATATTCCGTTGCCTTGTTTTAATTCTGATTTTCCGTTCCGCCTCGCGCTCGTACTCTTTCAAGTATTGATTTGCTTTCTCTAATGAGTTCTGCATCTGTTCGTTCAATTCTTGAGATTTCTTGATTTGTTTTTTCGCTATCTTCAATTGCTCCTGCGCTTCGTTCAGCTGCTTCGCCTGCTTGTCTAAGAGTATCTGCTTGCTCTTGCTGTGCTGTTCGAGCGTTGTCAAGTTCTGTTCTAACTGCGTCAGCTCCATTTCGGAGATCGTGTACTGTGCTTCTGCCCGCGCAGACGAACCAGATAACGATGGCGATAACCACAGCGACAGCAAGACCGCCGATAAAATAAGCCCTTTTTTGATTTTCCACATTTATACCTCCAGTTTTATTTTTTCGATTTCTGCTCTTATCTCCAAGCATTTAAGATAATTCCCCATGTACCTTGCTTGCCTTTCTAATATTTCAACATCGCAAGTTGGAGTAAAATCAAGCGTTCCCGCTTCATATTTAATCAGCATTTGGTGTAACTTGTCATATCGGATTTTTGTTTGAAAGTATTCTGCCTTGAATCTTTCTTTGTAATCTGTACTATCCATCATTTTTACGGTTTTACTCAACTCCATTTTAGACCTCCTCATCTTTTACACAAACGTTTTCCCATTTTTTATATGCATCAAGATATGTTTCTTTTTTGTCTCCGTTGTATGTGACTTCGTAATACATTCCATCGGATATTGTTGTACTTACCAACGCTTTCCAGTTCTGCAATGTTTTACTAAACCATACAACAAAAACTTCACTTTCTGTCAGTTTTTTATTATCTGTTATCTCTACATGTTCATTGTAGTAATCGATAACAATCTGTTTTGCTTTTTCCTGATAGTTCATTTTTCATACCTCCAAGCTCATTACATATTCATACGTTGCATCGGCTCTATTTGCGTAACCCTCTGCGTATTCTTCACAGCTCGCCGCGTATGCATACTGTTCCCTGAAAAGTTCATAGATTACATTGATGTCCCTCAGGTCATATCCTCTTTCCTGTCTCCGCATTAAGAAGTTTCTTACCACGGTTTCAGATGTCGGGCACCACATACCGGCATAAATTGTGCAGCGTGTATCATCAAGATCCGGTACTTCCCATAATGTTTCTACATAATCTTCACAATCTTCGGCAAGCATATTGAGCTGTGCTTGCTGTCCTTCATCACTCATCAAGAGTTCTTTCAAACCTTGGATAGCATAAGAGTATTTCAAGTCATAATAACTGCGATAAGCATAATGCGCTCCGCCGGAAATGCTTTCCAACAGACGATTAGCTCTTTCTCCTTCCCATTGGCTTACACCAATTGATGGGTAATCGCCTGCGGTGGAACACGAGACAGAACCATAGTCTCCTTCAATCCCTGTCTCAATTATCCCCTTCGCTATCTCTCTTGCCAGTTCTTCTTTCGTCACTTTTTTCTCCTTTCACGAAAAGAACGGTGGTTTCCCATTGTCCTTTTCGAATACATCCGGTATTTTATTGTTGTCTTTGTCTACAAACATCTTACCTATTCCGACTATGCCCCCGACTGCCCCCGCGGACAGAAGCATGGTTATGAATAATCTTAATTCCGGCTCATTTCCTTTTCCCGTGATCAGCCAGTCGGCTATTGTCATCAGGATATAAAGAAGAATACAGAAAATGCAGATAACCGCATAGAGTATCGCCCAGTATAACAGTGGTGCATTTAATTTCCGGAAGTAGCTTTTTGCTTTTCTCCAGAGTGATTTTAATTTTTTCATATCACACCGCCCTTCCAATTAGTGCGATAACCACTGAGATAATAGTTGAAATCAAGCCGGCTACTTTATAGATGTTGTCAATTCTGTTATGAGCTGATGACGCGGTTTGTTCTGAGCGCGCTTGTGCAATTTGCAGTGCGGTAATTTCAGGAAGCATTCTAACGAGCATGTCAAGTTTTTCTTCCATCTTTGCCATTCTTTCTACAAATTGCATTGTTATTTTTTCTCCGTCATTTCTTTCCATAGTGCACCGCCTTATTTGATACGTTTCCAAAAATGTACTTTATATGCGGGCGGTTGTACAGTTTCGGATTTTCCGTATATGTTATTTGATTTTGACGCATCTAATCTAACTCTTAATGCAGATTTATTCCCCGGAAAGATATCCCCCATTGATGGAATTCTTTCTTGCATGTCATCCATATAAGCCATCCCGTCTGCTCCGCCAAACCCTGTTCTATCGCTATATCCAATAATGCTACCAGTTATATTTGGTAAGCCTGCTTCTACTGTTCCGCCGGCGCCACTTTCCGTACCCTGCAAAACTCTGTTTTGTGCGATTTCTTCCCATTGCGCCAGCCCGTCTGCTTCACCCGGCTTTAGTGCGTCATCCGTTGCTGTCGTTACTACTATCCCGACCGGGTAGAGTATGTCAATCATCGCTTTTAACCGTCTATCTACTACTCTGAATTTCGCGCTTCCGTCTGTGATTTCCTGCATTTTTTGCTCCTCTCAATCGTTTGTTAAATATGTAAATATCGTTGAAAACTCATGCCCTTGTGTTGCTGTATATAGGGTCGGATAGTGAAATTTTAGTTCCCCATTTACCGTCATTCTAAGTCTCACTGATCCGCCTCCATCTCCATTAATTGTGCTGTTAAATATAAAATCCACAACCGCATGCGGCAATCCGGATGCTATTAGCGCCGTTCTGCCGGATTCATCAGATTTCTTTAAATCAAATGATACTTGCACAACGTGTCCGATCTGTATACAAGACATGTTTTCTACATATTGACTTTCTACATTTACATTGATTGTTTTAACTGTTTGCTTTTGTTCACAATCTTTAATTTTCGCATTGATGTAGTCTTTGTTGTCTTTTGTTTTTTTGTCTACATATTCTTTTGCGGTTACAGTTTTAACTGTCCACTTCACGCTTCCGTCATTAACTTCTACCCCCCCGATACGGTTGACAAATTTGGTTCGGTATTTCCCGTGGTTCCCGCCTGCGTGCACTCGAGTATGTACTGTTCTCCCAGTTTTGGAACTTTTACCATATCACCTATTTTATAAGCGGTGTTCCTTTGAAGAAGAAACGGACTTATTACCATATTTTCACGGTTTTTCACGAATTCTGTAGTGGCCACATTTTTACTTTTGTCACCTGCTTCCACCGTGGGCGCTGTCATCTTACTTGTTGCTTNNNTGATTTTTGCCCTTAACGCCTTCCATACTTTCCCTACGACTCCGATTTCTCCTTCTTCGTTTGCTCTTGGCGTCACATTTCTTGTACTCATTTTCATGCTCCTTTCGGTATAATATTCCCCACTCCGTCCAATTCCCATAAAGCCGAATGTAACGGATTGATCGCCGGAATCAGGTTTCCGTCTTCATCTAATTCAAAAAAGTCATCTTTGTAATTTGTCAAGCATACCCAGTTATTTGATTTATCCGGTATTTCTCCTTTGACGTTTTTCCCGACACATCTATATGTGTTTCCATCTATATAAGCTATGGTTTGCGGGAATGAGTATGTTTTATTTTTATCCCAGGCATTGACTTGTTCTGAAATAGACGCTAATGCAGCCTGGACTTCGTTCTTATACCCCGCCGCACTTTGTTCACTTACACTTGCGCCGGCAGCACTGTCTCTTGCATCCATAGCCCCTTGTGTGGCAGCCGCGGCATTTTGCGCCGCAATAGTAGCACTCTCTTCCGCTTCACCTGCGCTCACTTCCGCTTTTCCTGCCTGCTCTTTCGCTTTTGATGCATTTTCTTCTGATACGACCACAGCAGCTTCCGCTCTCGTCAATGATTTTTCTACAGCCCCTTTTATCACTTTTGAGAAATTGGAATTTTCTAATCTTCCTTTCCCCCATACAAGCGCCTCTCCTTCCTGCGGATAAGGAAGTATTGCCGAGAAATCTTTCATGTCTGCCGCATCCGGGAGTGTGATCTGTCTTTTGTTTACTCCCAATAAATCCTGCAGGATCATTGTGATTTTATCCAAGGCTTTTTCTATAACGGTGAACGGCCATTTATTTCCTAAGGTTATTTCTTGTGTGACAGGTACCTCTCTTTTTATGATTAACTGCCATCCTTCTTGCAATTTTGGCGGACGTTCATTTTCCGCGGGTTCTTCTCCTGGCGGATACCCTGGATATTTTACTGTCATTTTATCCAAGTCTACAAAGTAGTCTTTTTTCAGGATTGTTTCATTTTTATCTTCATCCGCAATAACTACTATGATGTCCGTTTTTTCCAAGACTTTAA